CCAGACCTGCGACTCGACCTGCGACTCGACCTGCGACTCGACCTGCGACTCGACCTGCGACTCGACCTGCGACCTGACCTGCGACCAGACCTGCGACTCGACCTGCGACCCGACCTGCGACCCGACCTGCGACCCGACCTGCGACCCGACCTGCGACTCGACCTGCGACCTGACCTGCGACCCGACCTGCGACCTGACCTGCGACCCGACCTGCGACCCGACCTGCGACCCGACCTGCGACCCGACCTGCGACCCGACCTGCGACCCGACCTGCGACCTGACCTGCGACCCGACCTGCGACCAGACCTGCGACCTGACCTGCGACTCGACCTGCGACCCGACCTGCGACCCGACCTGCGACTCGACCTGCGACCTGACCTGCGACTCGACCTGCGACCTGACCTGCGACCCGCCAAGCTCGCGCAGCATCGCCCAGGCTAAGACGCCTCCAAGGGTCGCGCCGTATGGCGATGACATGCGAAGGATGATCGTCGGCTTGTCACGGTTGATGAGCTTGTAGGCTTGGAGCGCGGCTTCAATCGCCTTGTCGAAGTTGGCCGGCTCGGTGGAGAGTCCGATCTTGATCCAGTCTTCCGACCAGTCCTTGAGGCGGGCAATCTGCTCGGGGGTGAGATTGGTGATCTTGGCCATTTATGCAGCCCTCGACTGGTGGAACTGATGGCAGCCGCGGTCATCGGCATCATCGTCCGGCGTGCGGTCTGCGAGGTGGTTGGAATAGGCTTTGCGAACGCGGGACAGCTTACCCGTCGCCAGATCGCCATCGAACCAGCGCTGAGCCAAAGAGCGCTCGAAATCGTCGGCGCGCTTTCCCTCGACCCAGACGTGAGTGATTTCGAACTCGTGCCCGTCACCTTCGATGGCGAGGCTCCAGGCAGCGCAGAGCGCGACCGGGCCGACGTTCAGCTCACAGTCCTCGATCTCGAATGAGACGATCTGCGAGGGGACCATCGCGGTCTTCGGCTTGACGCCGAGCGCGAGAGCCAGAACCGCCTTGACGCCTTCGACCGTGCCGCCCTCAGCGGACCAGTAGCGGTACATCGCCTTGGGCAGGAGCTTTTCGATTTGCGTGGTGGGCATGGCCGTCTCTCCCGTTGGTGTAGGGAGAGAATATGCGCAGATGCATATGCACGTCAAGCCATGAAAATGCAGACGTGCATATTTAGTTGCTGCGATGCATCTGACTGCATTGCCGCATTGCGTCAATCCAAAAGGGGATGATTCGGGGCTTTAGCCCTCGTATTTGCCGACTACGCGGACGGCCTTAGGCCACTCCGCCTTGGACAGGGTGAACGTCCTGGCGGGGTTGTATTGCTCGACCTTCCATTCCGTGGCCGTCTGGCCGACGAGCTTCTTAATAGAGCCCCTGAACTGCCCATCTTCGGCTTCTTGCGAGAAGATGTGCGTCTTGCCTATGAGTGGCGGCAGCTTGGGATGGACAATAGCCATCTCGCCGGGATTGTAGGCGGGACTCATCGATTCCCCGACGACGATCACCCCGAAACCGTCCTTGACCTGGCCGAGGTACCAAGGCCTCGCGACGTATTCAATCGGTTCAGTTGAGATAACCAATTCCCCCGGACCTCCTTCGACGGCAGCGTAGACAGGAAGATCGTTGGTCCCGAACACCGCCTGCCGTGGAGGGCTAGCGTGGTCGTTCGTCATTGGAATTGGAATAGGTAAACGATCGCTGCCGTCTTCCGCGAGAATTTCACGGATCTTCGCTTGCTGTTGGGGATCAGGGATCACGCCCTTGTTAATCCACCTTGAAACCGTCGATTGTTCGACGCCAACCGCATAGGCGAGAGCCTTTTGTCGGTTGCCGTAGATCGCGAGCGCGCGTCTGATGTCGTCAACTGTCAGCATAGGTTGATTATACCGCAACGCATAAACACCGTATGCGGCAGCGCTTGACGAAGATATGCATCTGCGCATATGCTCATGCGCATGAACAATGTCCGACGCATCCGTAAGACGCTCTTTCGCGTTTCCCAGGCAAAGTTCGGGGAGATTGCAGGCGTCACTCAAGCGACCGTCTCCCGCTGGGAGACAGGAATACTCGCACCGAGCTTGCTTGAGCTGGACCGCATCAGGGCCTCCGCACGTCAAAAGGGTCTGAAGCTCAAGGCTGAGGACTTCTTCGCGCCCATCGCAAAGCCTTCCGAAGGGAGGGCAGCGTAATGTCAGGCCAGCAACTCCTCTCCATCATCGAGCGCATCGAGCGCCTCCACGAGGAAAAGCGCGCAATCGAAAGCGACGCCAAGGAGGTGTACGCCGAGGCCAAGGCCAACGGCTACGACACCAAAGCCATTCGCGAGCTGGTAAAGCGCCGGGCGAAAGACCCGTCCGAGCGCTCCGAGTTCGAGGCCATCGTCGACCTTTACGAGCAGGAAATCGCCAGCGCCTCGCGTGCACACACGCGGGACGCGCGCGAACCCATGACATCCGGGGCCGAAGCCGGGAGCGGGGTGAGAGCCCCCGCGCCAATCACAGAGGAGGCTGCGTAGATGACGGCTCTCCCGAGCGGGAATTTCGGCGCCATCCTTGCTGACCCACCTTGGTCCTTCCGAACCTACAGCGGCAAGGACACCGCTCCTACTCGGAAGTCCACCGGCCCGTATGCCGTGATGTCTCTCGATGACATCAAGGCGCTGCCGGTCGAGAGCGCCGCCGCAAAAGACTGCCTGCTCTTCATGTGGTCTGTTTCTCACCTTCAGGCAGCCGCCTACGAGGTCGCGGCGGCATGGGGGTTCAAGCCTGTCTCTGTGGCGTTCGTCTGGGACAAAGGCCGCATGGGCATGGGCTACTGGACCCGGCAGGAGGTCGAGGTCTGCCACCTCTTCAAGCGCGGGAAGCCTGCGCGGTTGAGCAAGGGTGTCCGTCAGAAGATCACGGCACCACGTCGCGAGCATAGCCGGAAGCCTGATGAGCAATACGAGCGCATCGAGGCTCTTTGTGGCGGCCCCTACCTCGAATTGTTCGCGCGCCAATCCCGCGCGGGATGGTCGAGTTGGGGCGACCAAGCAACCAAATTCGATGAGGCTGCGTAGATGACGGCTCTCTGCATCATTGCCATCTGGTTAGGTGGAACTTTCTTCGCCTGGTCCCTCGTCGCGGTTGGCGGTGATGGCTGACCATGAGCTTCTCCGACCGCCTCATCGGCTACGGCGTCTCTCTCTTGACGCTCGCTGTGTGCGCGTACTTCGCGATGCTCCTTTGGGAGTTGCGCGGATGAATATCACCCCTAGCCAGCGCGGGGGCTTGTGCTCCTCCCCCAGCCCGCGCCGCCTCGCTCGGGAGGCTTCGCGCCTCCCGAGCCCTTTCTTCCATCGTGACGCGCACGTTCGCCAAAACCCGCGCCATGACTTCGTCCAACCGCTCCATGCACTCCCGTTCCTTCTGGCCGCGACGCCATCAACGTCACGGATCGAAGGACCTGAATCATGGAGTTCCATACCAACCGCTTGGCTGACCGAGCCAAGACCCACCAGTCGAGTAAGCCTGACATGACAATCGCGATCCAAGCACGCGCCCACATCGGAGCGGTGCTCCAGTTCGTCGCGCCTCAGCTCCCGCTCAAGTCGGCTCTGCCTCGGGCGGCTGCCTTCATCGGCATCAATGCCCGCCGCGCCCGCGCTCTTTGGAACAAGGAAGCCCGTGCGGTTCTGGCTGACGAGATCCACGCCTTGGAAGCCGCTCGCGCCAAGATCGCAGAGCGCATCATCACCAGAGAGATGCACCAGCATGCAAACACGATGGAACTCTACGCGGCCCGTCTGGCTAGCGTCGATCCTGACGGCAACCGGGCGGAAGTTGATCGCCTTAGGAGGATGGCTAAGCGGGCAAGGGATTTCGCTGCTGATGCTGGGGAGGCGTAAGCCATGACCATCATCGAATCCACCCAGGAAGAACCCCAAAAGAGGTTCTATCTCCCCACTGCTCGCCGGATTCTACGCGAAACTTGCGAGCGCTATGGCCTCAGTGAGGAGAGCGTTCTCAGCGCTCGGAGAGACAAGCACATTGTCGATTGCAGGTCAGAAGCAATTTGGCTGATCGCCAAAGAGACTGGCCTCACTCTTTCCGCGATGGGCCGTTTCCTCGGCAGGGCCCACACCTCGGTCATCCATTCCATTCGCCGGCATAACGAGGCGACTGGAGAGAACGTCCGAAAACTCGGGAACATCCCAGCGGCGCAGAAAGCTCGCAACTTGGCTTTCTGCCGCAAGCGCAAGGTTATTCGTAGCCGAGAGGAGGCGCGGTAATGGTTGCAAAGCCCTTCGACTGGCGTTTTGTCACTGACACCGAACTAGCTGACATGGCTTCGCAATTCACCGCGAGCCAGATAGGCGAGAAGCTAGGCGTCTCCCGCAATGCCGTTATCGGCCGCTGCTCGCGTCGCGGGATCAATCTGTGCGCGCAGGCCGCTCATAGCTATGTGCGCCCGGTAGCGGTCGTGAAGCGGCCCATGGTTCGGCATGCCATCGCGCCGAAGCTTGTGAAGCTGGCATCTGTCGAGCCGGTTGTGGTCGTCCCGTACCTGTCGATCGGCATTACGCTCATGGACCTCAGCGCCGACACCTGCAGGTGGCCTCTCTGGCGCGCTGATACCGCCCCGTCCGACAAGCGCTATTGCGGCGCCGTTACGGCAGAGGGCTCGGTCTACTGCGCCCATTGCTCGGCCCTGAGCTACCAACCGCGCCGGACTGACAGCCTCGACAAGGAGCTCGGCATCTTCAAGTTCCGGAGGGCTGCCTGATGCTAAGCGCAGACGCCCGGAGATCGGTTGCCCGCGCCTATGAGGCCGGAATGCCAGTGAAGGTCATCGCCTTTGAACACGGCATCGGATCGACATCCGTCAGTGATATTGCGAGGAAAGAGGGCGTCGAGTTGCGGCGTCCACACGGCCAGCCCAAGCCACGCATGGTCGACGAGAACGCCGTGTTGCGGCTCTACCGCAGCGGACTCGACACGTTCAGCATTGCCGCGCGTCTGATGACAACACAAGCGGTCGCTGCCAACGCGCTCGCTCGCGGAAGAGATCGGGAGCGCGGGCAATGAAGGTCGTCAAGCTCGATCTCCCTTTGCCGATCTCCGCAAACCGCATCTGGCGGACGACGAAGACCGGCAAGACATATCTCAACCCGAAATACCGGGACTGGCGCAAGGCAGCCTTGGCGAGCCTCTGGACGCAGAAGCCGGCCGGCGGGTTCCCGTTCTTCTCGGGAGCCTTCGACGCTCAGATCGCCGTCGCCCTGAAGATGCGCGGCGACATCGACAACCGCGTGAAGCCGCTTCTCGATTTCCTGGCCACCGCCGGCATCATCGAGAACGACAAGCACGCCCACGGCGCCAGCATCACCCGCTCTGCCGACATCGCCAAGGGCATGTGCCGCGTCTTCGTCTATGAGGCGAAGGAGGCAGCATGACCAGCATCACCTCGTCAGAGCCGTTCATAGATGCGATGGACCTGCTGGATATCTGCCGTATGTGCGGCGGTCAAAATACAGATATTGCGCCTTTCATCGTCAAGTTCATGACTGCCGAGGGGCTTTTCAATGAGAAGGCCAGACTGAGGCATTCGGGTAACTCGCCGAAGCCATACACCCCACGGAATGACCCGTCAGGCTGGACCCCGCGCCTACACGAGAAGGAGTGGTGGCAACTGCGGGGGGCTATCCTCCGCCGCGATGGGCACATCTGCACATATTGCAAGGACGAGGACGGCCCGTTTGAAGTCGACCATATCGTCCCAGTGACGCGCGGTGGCTCGAATGAGCCCGCAAATCTCTGCGTTGCCTGCAAGCCCTGCAATTCGAGCAAGGGGGATCGCCTGCTGTCCGAATGGCGCGGGAGGTATCGATGAGCGCCCCCTGGCTCAAATTCTACCCTTCCGACTGGCGCGCTGACCCGGCGCTTCGCATGTGCTCCCTCGCTGCGCGGGGTCTCTGGATGGAAATGCTGTGCCTCATGCACGAGGCGACCCCGCGCGGTTATCTGCTCGTCAACGGCAAGGCTTTGACGGTCGGTCAGATGGCAGCCCTTGCCGGCTGCGGTGCCGATGATGCCAAGGTCCTGCTCGCAGAGCTGACCGAGGCCGGCGTTCTGAGCCGCGGGGAAGACGGTCTGATCTTCAGCCGACGCATGAAGGCAGACACAGAGAAAGAGGCCAAGGATAAGGCAAATGGTGGCAAGGGCGGTAATCCCTCTTTGAAAAAGGGGGTTAACCCCCCGGATAACCCTGAGGATAAAGCCCAGAAGCCAGAAGCCAGATCCAAACAAGAACCACCAGCTAACGCTGGTGGCGACGCGCCTGCCGTTTCTCTCGTCGATCAGCTTTGGACAGACGGAATCCTTGCGCTTGAGACGATGCACGTCGTCCCGCCTAAGGCACGTTCCATGGTCGGCAAGTGGCTGAAGGACACCGGCAGCGACGCCGGCCGCGTCCTGTGGGCGATCAACGAAGCCCAGGTTCACGGCTCTGGCGACCCCATCCCCTACATCACCCGCGTTCTGTCCGACCGCTCGACGCAGCGTGCGCCGCCCCATCGCCCAGCCAAGAACCTCCGCAGCCTTGTTGACGCCCTTCACAGGCAGATTCCCGATGAACAGCCAGACCAGCAAAACTTTCCACGCCTCGCCTTCGGAGGCTAAGGGCGCGCTTCTCGCGCTGTTTGAGGCGTTCCCCGCCGACCGCGGCGAAGGCTCGCTTGCGGTTGGAACCTACCTGATTGCGATCGATGGGTATTCGCTCCGGGCTATCGAAGGCGCGGTGAAGCGCATCATCCGCGGCGAGGTAGACGACATCGATCGCCGGTTCCTGCCTTCGCCGGCCCAGCTCGGCAACACGGTTGCCTATCTCGAAAAGCTGTATTCGCCGCCAGCTCGTTCGCTGGCTCTGCCGGCGCCGGGAGATGAAACCCGCACCGAGGAGGAATGGGAGCGCCGCGCCGCCCAGGCCGCAGCAGCCCGCGAGCGCTTCGGCATCAAAGCCACGACCGGCGAGACAGTCGTTGATCGCGAAGCGATGCCGGAAGCTTTGCGTGCCGAGAGAGACCGCGAAGTCCAGCGCGCGGCGGCCAAGCTCAAGGGCGGCAGCTTCCGCCTTTCTGACGAGGCTCTGGCGATATTCCGCGATGGGCTCTCGGATCGTGTCGTCCCGAGTCCTGATGAGCAGTTCGACGACTGGAACAGGGAGGCGGCGGAATGAACAACGAAATCGTCAAGGCGCTGGCCGACAGCCTCGCCATCGCGAACGAGCAGACCAAGCACTGGAAGTCCCAGGTCGAAGGACTCCAGCACGTCCTTGCTTCGCAAGCCGAGGTCTTCGCGGCTGGTTTCTCGTCCGTTCTCGAGGCGGCGGCTCGCGAGGCTGAATCCGGCGGGTTCATCGAGGCGAGAGACAGCGAATGGGACGAGGGCGTGAACTACGCCCGCAGCTTCATCGCGGCGCGCATCAGGTCTTTGTCCAATTCTGGCCGGAACCGCGCGGATGCCACCCCAAACACCCCCTCGAACAGCAGGAGTAATGCGGCATGAGCGGAGACATCATCACCGATCACGCGCTTGTCCGCTGGCTAGACCGCGTCGGTGGGATCGACATGGAATGGTTCCGAGACCACATCGCTGAGCGGTGCCAGGCCCTCGTCGACAGCGGCGCGAGCGGCGGGTGGATCGACGATCATTGGGTCACCATCAGAGCCGGAAAGGTCATCAGCTTTACGCCCGATAGGCCTGACCAGCGCGGCCATCAACTGCGTTTCGTAGGAGCGGGCAAATGACCATCCACACCCCATCAGACAACCCGAGCAGCAGGACCGCGACATCGAGCGTCGAATTGCCAGAGAGCGCGAGGACGCTTCCCGCCGCTATTTTGGCCTGTTCAAGACGGAGTTCCGACCATGACCCTCACTCCTGAAGAGAGAGCGAATGCGCTTGCCGATGAGATTTTCGCCAGCGGGCACGGCTGGTCCCCCATGGGCAGCGTCGAAGCTACCAAACTCATCGCCCAAGCCATCCGCGAGGCAGAGAACGCCGCGCGTCTGGAAGCTCTCACCAGCGTCCGCGATGCCATCGACCGCTCAGACAGCGCGAACGACTACCCTGCGTGGAAGTCCGAAGCGCTGATCGTCGACATGATCAACGCCATGCTTCTCCCGCTCCAAGGCAAAAAGGACTGACACACATGGTGAAGACCGGCCCGAAGCCCAAGTTCAACGTCTCGCGTTATCCTGGCGGCCAGATCGTCCACGTTCAGCGCGAGCCGAAGGCGGAGAGGCCCGAGCAGGTCATTGCCGTGGCGCTCGCCCAGCCGCACCGCAAGGGCAACCCCTCGCAGTTCGCAGGCTATGCCTTCGGCCGTCTCTTCATCGGCGGCCAGATCACCGAGCGCCAGCACCGGGCAGCGGAGATCTACATGAACCGCGCCGTCCGTTACATGCGCCATGTGACAGGAACGCTCCCGCGCTTTCCCAACTGCCTGGCGAACATGATCAAGATCGACTTGAAGGAGCAGAGGGAGCAGCAGCGCGAGGCCGATCGCCAGCGCGATCCATCGGCCATCCGAGACGAGGGTGTCCGCACGGACGACGAGATCACCGCCGAAATCCGCTCCGACTACGGCGAGATCCAGGACGCGCTTTCGGGCGCCGGAATGCATTTCACCGGAAACACCATCCTCACGCGCTTCACTGTCATGGATCGGGACCCGGCCAACGATCTTGAGCTTGGCGCCTTCCGCGAAGCCCTCAACGTCATTGCGAACCGGCTGAGGCTGTGATGGGGATCCTCGACCAAGTTGAACAAAACCCGGAGTGGGCCGCGCACCTGCAGAGTTTGGACGAAGCCGTTCAGCAGCAGGTGCGGTTTCAGATTGTGATGCAGGAGGCCGCTGAAGCACACGCGAAGATCGAGAGAAGGAGGCTTAGATCTCAGCGCGCGAAGGAGCGCGGCTACCGACCTTCATCTCGCCTGTGAATGCCATATGGCAGCACTTGACGCGAAACCTGCCATCCGCTACTGGTTTGCAGAGTGAGTTTTTGCGCCCGGAGCCGAGAGGACCGGGCGTTTTGGTTCCCCGGTCCCTGCTCTGCTTCGGCACCAGGCTGGGCAGGTTTGCAAGGCTCGAATCGCTGAGCGGATAACCAATAGATGCGCCGGATGGGCATCGCCTGCCGCTTCTTCCCGCCCGGCCTCACCGCCGGGCTTTTTCGTATCAGGGTGATGTGATGGGCGCGCTGAGCAATCCTCGGCACGAGCGCTTCGCTCAGGAGCTTGCGAAGGGCAAGACGCCAGAGGAAGCGTATCGCATCGCAGGCTTCAAGCCGGCCAGGCAGAATGCCCACCGCTTGATGACAAATGATGACGTGCAGGCAAGGGTCTCAGAGATCATGCAGCGCGGCGCAGAGCGGGCAGAGGTTTCGGTCGAGCGCGTTGTCCGCGAGTTGTCGAAGATAGGCTTCGCAGACATCCGCAAGGCGGTCAGGTGGGGCCGAAGCCCTATCGACAGCAAGGCGTCGGATGCTGACCCCAACGGCCTCGGCGTCTACCCTGTCGAGCTAGTCCCTAGTGAGGAAATCGACGACGACACGGCCGGCGCTGTTGCTGAAGTGTCCCTTACCCAGACGGGCGTGAAGATCAAGCTGCACGATAAGCGGGCTGCCCTTGTCGATATCGGCAAGCACCTCGGCATGTTCATCGAGCGGACCGAGAACGTGAACCTCAACCATGATGTCAGCGACCGCCCCGCTTCTGAAGAAGAGTGGGCCGCCGAACACACCCCTCATTAAGCCGATCATCTGGCGACCGCAGGCAGGCCCGCAAGCAGCCTTCGTTCAGTGCCCGGTCTTTGAGGTCTGTTACGGCGGCGCTCGCGGCGGGGGCAAGACTGACGCAGCGCTAGGCGAGTGGGCCAACCATGCGAAGCGCTACGGCGCGGATGCAAAGGGGCTGTTTGTCCGCCGCACGCTGATTGCGCTAGGCCCGACAATCGAGCGGGCGAAAAGGATCTACAAGCCTCTCGGTGCGCTCTGGCAGGAGCAGAAGTCGCGCTTTGTCTGGCCGAACGGGGCGATCCTGTATTTCCGCTATCTTGAGCGCGATGCGGACGCGGACAACTATCAGGGCCACGATTACACGCGGGTCTATGTTGAGGAGCTGACGCAGTTCCCCGACCCCGGCCCGCTCGACAAGCTAAAGGCGACGCTTCGTTCTGCGGCTGGTGTCCCGACAGGCTTCCGCGCGACGTGCAATCCCGGCGGCCCCGGCCATACCTGGGTCAAGGACCGTTACATCGATGCGGGCGCCTATCGCATCGTCAGAGAGACATTCACGAACCCCTTCAATGGGCAGGAGATCGAAAGCAGCCGCGTCTTCATCCCGGCCAAGCTATCGGACAATCCCGAGCTGCTGAACAACGACCCGCGCTATGTGGCGAACCTGTTCAAGGCGGGCTCGGCCGCGCTGGTCAAGGCGTGGCTTGAAGGCGATTGGGATGTTGTCGAAGGCGCGTTCTTTGACTGCTGGCAGAGCGCGAAGCACGTGGTTTCGCCGTTCCCAATCCCGAAGGAGTGGACCAAGTTCCGCTCGTTCGATTGGGGCTCAGCAGCGCCGTTCAGCGTCGGTTGGTGGGCTGTTGCGTCAGATGATTACCGCGGCATCCCCCGCGGGGCTCTGGTCCGGTATCGCGAATGGTATGGCGCGTCGGCGCCAGGCAAGGGGCTGAAACTCACGACCGAGGAAGTGGCTCGGGGCATCCTCAGCCGCGACGATGGTGAGACGTTCGCCTATTCGGTGGCTGACCCGGCTATTTTCGCAGAGGACGGCGGCCCGTCGCGGGCTGAGATATTCGGCCGGCATCAGGTCTTCTTCAGGCGGGCGGACAACAAGCGCGTCACAGGCAACGGCGCGATGGGCGGTTGGGACGAGATGCGCCAGCGTCTCAAGGGCAAGGGCGACGCGCCCAACAATATCCCGATGCTCTACGTGTTCGACACCTGCCGGGATTTCATCCGCACGGTTCCGAGCCTCCCGCACGACCCTGACAGGCTGGAAGACATCGACACGAGCGCAGAGGACCACGTCGCGGACGAAGCGCGATACGCCTGCATGAGCCGCCCTTGGGCGCGCAAGCAGGTCGTAGAGCCCACGCGTAACGTCGGCTTCTCCCGCATGGCCAAGCGTCCGAACGCACCACGAATGGCGGTCTAGATGGCGCTACTCACCACCAAGGCGGTCAAGGATGACGAGGGCGACTTCGCCTCTCTTCAGACCCTCGTCCGCCGCCATCAGGATTATTGGACGAACAAGGACCCGGAGCGGAAGGAAACCCGCCTCGCTCGGCAGTACTACGACGGCGAGCAGCTCGATCATGATCAGCTCGAGACGCTGAAGAAGGAGGGCCGTCCTCCCGTCGTCTACAACGAGATCCAGCCGAACATTGATGGCGTTGTCGGCACGATCGAGCGGCTGCGGCAAGACCCGAAGGCATACCCGCGCACGCCGAAGCATGAGCAGGGCGCGGAGGTTGCAACATCGGTCCTGAATTACGCCCTCGACGCCTGCAACTGGAAGTCAATTACGCCGCGCGTGGCGAAGAGCGGTGCGCTCGATGCCGTTGCCGGCGTTGAGATGGCCTTCGTTGAGGGAGACGTTGGCGACCGAGAAATCACGCTGAAGCCGATCGACGCGGAGACATTCTTCTACGACCCGAGATCGGTCGAAGTTGACTTCTCTGATGCGCTCTATCTTGGCGTGTCCAAGTGGATCGATGTCGATATCGCAAAGGCGATGTTCCCAGATAAGGCCCAGCAGATCGAGGATATCTCGACGCAGGGTGGTTATCAGGAGGAATGGAATCTCAACGACCGGCAGAATCTATGGGTCGTCACGAACGAGCGGAAAATCCGCATCGTCGAACAATGGTACAAGCGCCGGGGCAAGTGGAAGTATGCCTTCTACACCGGCAACATGGTTCTGCGCGAGGGTGACAGCGAGTTCTTCGACGAGAAGGGCAAGACGACCTCGCGGTACATCGTGTTCAGCGCGAATGTGGATTGGGAAGGCGATCGATACGGCTTCGTCCGCAATCTCAAGCCGATCCAGGACGAGATCAATAGTCGGCGCTCGCTGGGCCTCAAGGCCCTCATGGCGACGCGCGTCTATGTTGAAAAGGGCTCTGTCGAGGACATCGAGGAAGTCCGCCGCGAGATCAATCGTCTTGACGGTGTGGTTGTCACGCCTCCGGGCGCGAAGGTTGATGAGCGCGACAACGCAGCGAAGGCCGCTGGCAATCTGGAGATGCTCCAGGAGGCCAAGCAGCAGATGGACCGCCGCAGCCTGAGCCCGCCTGTCTCAGCAGAGAGCGGTGCGCCAAAGGATTTGTCCGGCCGTGCTATCCAGCTACTCCAGCAGGCGGCTCTAGCCCGCCTTGGGCCTTACATCCTGGCCTATCGCGATTGGAAATTCCGCGTCTATCGCGCGATGTGGAACAACATCCAGCGGTATTGGCAGGCGGAACGCTGGATTCGGGTGACGGATGAGGACGGCATGGCTCAGTTCATGCCGATCAACGCCATCGCTTTCAATGAGTTTGGCGAGCCCATCATCCAGAACCAGCTCGGCGCTCTCGACGTGGATATCGTCATCGACGAAGGGCCGGACAGCGTCACGCTGATGCAGGACACTTTCGATACGCTCGTGCAATTGGCGAGCAACGGAGCGCCTGTTCCGCCAGATATCATCCTGGAGATGTCGAACCTTCCGGGCTCGATGAAGAAGAAGATACTCGACCGTCTTCAGCAGGCACAGCAGCAGCCGAATCCCGAGGTTCAGGCGCAGCAAGCCAAGCTCCAGATGGAGCAGCAGAAGATGCAGATGGATATGCAGTCCAAGCAGGCCGATGCGCAGCTTCAGGCGCAGACGGCGGCGGCCCAGGTCCAGCTTGAGCGCGAGAAGGCCGAACAGGAGGTGCGGATTGCGCAGTTCAAGGCCGGGAACGATGCTCAGATCGCGCGCGAAAAGGCCGCTCTTGAGATGGAGTTGGAGCGCCAGCGTGCCGCCAACCAGATCGAGATCGAACGCATTAAGGCCGACGCGGCAATTCAGACAGGTGCAATGAAGGCCGAAGCCCAGGCCGAGGCCATGCGCAATCGTCCTGTCGCATCGGCAGAAGCTTAACGAGTTCGCACGCGCCAGCGACACAGGCACACCGAACGCTAGCCCAGCGATAGAGGGCGAACCCCACGCAACTCCGCGAAAGTGAGAACGAAACCATGTCGAATGGTGGCGAACAGGATGTTTTTGATGCAGCGCTGTCCGGCGGCGAAATCCCGGAAATCGAAACGACGACCGCCCCCGAGCCAATGGCATCGGAGGCGCCTTCAGAGACTACCGCGATCACGCAGGAGTCGCTGACAGAGCCGCACAAGGTCGAGAATGAGGCGCATGTGCCATCGTGGCGCCTGCGTGAGATCAACGAAGAGAAGCGCCAGATGGCGCGAGAGCTCGCGGAACTGCGCGAGTTCAAGCAGGCGCAGGAAAAGGCGCGTCAGGAGGCCGAAAAGGCCGCAAACCCGCCGGAAATATGGGACAAGCCCGACGAGTTCGTGAAGGAGGCCGTCAATCCCTTGCTGGACCCGGTCCAGAAGGCGGTTCAGGAGGCCACGGCGCAGACACGTGCTGTCGTCGAGCATTTCTCGAAGCAGAACGCTGTTCGCGAGCACGGCGCCGATAAGGTCGATCTAGCGTGGAAGGCCCTCGATGAGGCAATCAGCGCCGGCAAGATGAACCGCGATGCGGTAATCGGCCAGTTGCAGAAGTCCATGGACCCGTTCGCTGACATCATGGCCTGGCACAAGAAATATGCCTTTGAGCAGGAGGTCGGGAACGACTTCGACGGGTGGAAGGCGCGCCAGCAAGAGGCGCTTCTGAAAGACCCGGAGTTCCTCGCCAAGGCCATAGCCGCCGCGCGTGGGCAGGCCGCTCCGGTGACGACCATGCAGACCGTTCGGCCCGGCAATGTGACGCCTCTGCCATCCCTCAATGCAACCCCGCGAGCTGGTGACGAAGGCGATGAGCCGGAAGACCCGGCCGATGTGTTCAATGCAGCTCTTGCGAGCAAGGGCCGCCGCGCCTCTTAGGACACCACGAGATTCGACAGCGCCAGCTTAGGCCCTGTCGCAGGCGCCAAGCGCCAAAGCCTACCGCATACCTCGTACGCGCCACGATACGGTGCAATCCGCACGTTGGGCCACGAGACGGCCAATCCGAACCCGCCGTCCGGCTGAGGACCGGACCGATCTTTCATCCGACAGGGCAGCCCTGCGCGGGCGCTTTGTCGTGTCTTCAGGACACTCAAAATGGCTGTCTCAACCGTTCAGACCAACAATCGCGGGATCATCTTCCGCAACAACATCATCCGCGAGTATGTGCGCGGGAACATGTTCTCCCCGTACATGGGGAACGACGCCACTGCCGTCATCCGCACCTTCCTGGAAACGGGGAAGTTCGGCGGCGACCAGATCAACGTTCCGCTCGTCAAGGCCCTGCGCGGCACGGCGATTGCGACCGGAACGCTGACCGGCAACGAAGAGTCGATCGACAACTACGGTTGCCGGTTCTGGCTCGACTGGGCTCGCAACGCGGTCACCGCCAGCAAAGCGGAGGTCAAGAAGGGCTCGTTCGACCTGTTCGCGCAGGCCCAGCCGCTCCTCTCCGACTGGGGCAAGACGCTCCAGCGTGATGAGCTTGTTCTGGCTATGTCATCGATCCCGAGCGAGTCGACCCCGACCGGCCTAGGGTCGACCAACGGCCAGCGCGTCAACGGTGTGCTCTATTCGGCCGCTGATGCCGCGACGAAGAACGCCTTCACCGTCGATAACGAGGATCGACTTCTGTTCGGCAATGCGTTCGGCAACTACAATGCCACGCACGCCACTGCCCTCGCGGCCATCGACGCCACCAACGACCGCTTCACCGCGGCCACGGTGCGCCTGGCCCGCGAGAAGGCAGAGGACGCCGACCCGAAGATCGAGCCTCTGTCTACGGATGACGGCTACGAGCGCTTCGTGATGTTCGTCGGCTCCCGCGCCTATCGCGATGCGTGGGCCGATTCGGCCATCTATCAGGCGAACAAGGACTCCCGTCCGCGTGAGGGTTCGACCTGGCGTGGAAACCCCATCTTCAAGGAAGGGGATCTGCTCTATGACAACGTCATCATCCGCAAGGTGCCTGAGATCGACAAGCTCGCTCTCATTGCCGGTGCGGGCGATTCCGGTGTCGATGTGGTGCAGTCGTTCTTCTGCGGGCGTTCGGCCCTCGGCCTCGTTTGGGGGCAGATGCCGGAACCCACCAAGCTCGACGATACCGACTATCAGTTCCGCAAGGGCGTCGGCATCGACATGGCCTACGGCGTCGGCAAGGTGTTCTTCAAGGACACCAACACCGGCGATCTGGTCCAGTGGGGCATGGTGACCGTCTACAACGCGGCTCCGGCCACGGCGTAACGAACAGCGGGCGGTCCTTCGGGGCCGCCCTTCCTTTTTCGCTCAGATCAGGAACATCAACATGGCAACCGCTTATGTTGCGGGTGGCGACAAGTTCGTGCGCAATGGTCGCACGGCAATGTCCGCCGGTCAGCCCGTCGTAGCCTATGGCTCGTTCACCTTCCCGGTCGCGCCTGTCGCGTCGGACACGATCAAGCTCCTGCCGATTCCTGTCGGCGCGCGCGTTCTGAACCTCATCATCAAGTCCACCGATCTGGACACTGGCACGCCTGCCATCACGCTGAACGTTGGCGATAGCGCCAGCGCGACGCAGTACTTCTCCGCTTCGACCATTGGTCAGGCAGGTGGCATTGCGGAACTGGCCATCAGCGCCACCGCCAAGCTGAAGAAATACACGGCCGACGACTACCTGTCCGTTGCGGTGGCGACAGGTCCGGCAACCGGCGCTGTCGGCACGATCGAGGCGTGGCTGACGTACTGCTTCGACTGAGATTGAGAGGGGCGGCTTCGGCTGCCCCTTTCGTTTTTGCTGAGGGAAAGCCATGGCAAAGTCGCTAGACGAACTGGTCGCGCGGGCCATCGGCATACTGAATGAAGCTGGTGCTGGCCAGCCTGTTGCCCCCGAAGACGCAGAGCTTGTCAAAGGCTATGCGAATGATCTTCTCCCCAGGCTTTCCGCGTCGCAGATCGTTAATATTGTGGTCGGAGACCCGATCGACGAGGCGATTTTCACGCCTCTCGCTCGGATGCTCGCGAATGAAGCGGCTCCCGAATTCGGAGGGGAGCGCGACCAAGCCATTTTCGACAACAGCGAACTTCAGATCAGACGCGTCATGGCGATCTGCGGTGTTCCTGATCGTCGTCGGCAGGAATATTTCTGATGCCGGCGGTTCAGATCCCCTTCCCGACATCCTCGGCAAAGGGTCGGTTTGCGGAGAGTGGCGGTCGCCTCATCAACGCCTTTGCCGAGAAGCTTGGCGATGGGCGGGGGAAGATCAGCCGCGTTCCTGGCATTCGCCCGATCATCGAGGTTGAGGGCTATTCGCACTGCCGGGGCGCCATCGAGATCAACGGCGTCGTTCTGGCGGCGCTGGATGACCGGCTCGTCACGATCACGTTTTCCGGCGGCAACTACGTCGTCACGAACATCGGCGCGTTTCCCGGCTCCGAGACGGTCTACTTCGCCCGCAACAACAAGAGCCCGACGCCTGACATTGTCGCGGTGACGAACTCGACGGCCTTCGTCATCGACATGACGACGGGGGCGAGCTCGTATCCTGACGCTGATGTGGGATCGCCCAACTCCGTCTGCTTCCTCGGCGGCTATTTCATCTTCAGCTACGGCAACGCCCGCATGCGCGCGTCCGGCCTGAACGATACCGCCATCAACACGTTGGACACCGCCTTTGCGGAGAGCAAGCCGGACGGCCTGCTACGGGTCATCGCGCTCGGCAAGAACCTCTATGCGTGCGGGCCGCAGACGATCGAAATCTGGCCCAACACCGGCAACGCTACGGGCTTCCCGTTCTCCTATCTCGACACGATCCCGCGCGGCATTGCGTCGGCTGACGCCATCGCCGGGTTTGAGAACGACTGGTCGAACACGATCATCTTCGCCGGCAGCGACAATGTCGTCTACCGCATCAACGGCAACATCGCTGAGCCGGTTTCCTCGCCATCGGTGTCGAAGGATCTGGAACGGCTGACCGACAAGACGGGCCTCAGAGCCGTCGTCTATGGCCATGAAGGGCATGCGGTGTGGTGCCTGTCCTGCGATGATTGGACGTGGTGCTACGACATCTCTTCAGGCTCGTGGATCGAGCGCAGGAGCTACGGCGCCGAGAGCTGGCGGGCGTCCGCCTCGGTCAAGTGCTTCGGTGCCTGGGTGATCGGTGATAGCGAGACCGGCAAGTTTGGCGTGATCGACCCGGACTATGGCTATGAGTTCGGGGACCCGCTGGCTCTGGACGCGACCAGCTCGACGATGAGCGGTTTCCCGTCTCGCGCATCCATGTCGCGGCTTGATCTCGACATCATGTCAGGCGTTGGCGACGCGACGGGTTCGGACCCGATCGAGACGAACCCTGTCGCTTCGATCTCCTGGTCTCGGGACGGCGGTGTGACCTTCGGAAGCCCTGTCATTCGGGAGATCGGCAGGCAGGGCCAGTACAGCAAGGCCGTCAGCGTCAACCGCCTCGGGACCGCTTCGGCCAAGGGCGCTCAGATCAAGGTCCAGTGCTCCGACCCGCGCCCGGTGTCGATCTTCGGCGGTCAGCTGCAGGTGGAGGCCAAGGGCTGATGGCCAAGAATCTCCCCACCCGGCCGGACGTGAACCAACGCGCGGTGCAGATGCCGCAGAACGTTCTGGACCCGCTCTATTTCTTCTTCCTCTCCCAACTCCTCGACGTGGTCGTTGAGCAGCGGTCGCAGATCGAGACGCTGCGCCTCGCCGTGAACGAGACGCGGGCCAACCCGACGACGGTCTATCCGTCCGTCCCCGCTTTTTAGGACACCCGACAAATGCGACGTGCTGCAACCAAGGCTCTGCCGAGCCAGGGCTATCTTCGCTCGCGCCTTGACTACGACCCAGAGACGGGCGTGCTCACTTGGAAGGCGAGGGAGGGGAAGAAGTTCTGGAACGTCAAGTTCGTCGGCACCCGCGCCGGCTCACTCCCAAAGAATGCTCGATATCGTTCCATCGACATCGAAGGCGCCACGTTGCTTGAGCACCGCGTCATCTGGAAATTGGTGACCGGCGACGAGCCCCCTGAACAGATCGACCATATCAATCTGGAGCGCTGGGATAATCGCTGGGAGAACCTCCGGGAGGCTGACCAGTCGACTAACCAGATGAACGTCCGGGCCCGCGCCGCGAGTGGCTTGAAGGGCGCGCACTGGTGCAACACCCGCAAGCACTGGAAATCCTGCATCGGCATCAACGGCAAGAGCGTTAGCCTCGGTCGTTTTGACACCGCTCAGCAGGCCCATGAGGCATACGTTCGCGCAGCCGCCAAGTATTTCGGCGCCTACGCGCGCGCTGCTTAAGGAGGCGACCTATGGCGAGCGCGAAAGGGGCTAGAACGGCCGCTTTGTGGGGGGCCGGCCAACTCGAAGCCAACCAGCCGAAGGTGCTGGGCGAGCTTCAGTCAGGCTACGACACCGCACGAGGATATCTCGGGCAGGCTGGCGATCTGTACGGCGGCATGACCGCTCAGGGTCAGCAGGGCGTCGACAAATACAACCTCCTCACGCTCGGCTCTGGCGCTGATATCCAGCGCGCCCTTGAGGGCAATGCGGGCTATCAGTTCAACCTAGACCAGGGCTTGCAGGCGCTACAGCGCTCGCGGGCGGCGCAAGGCATGCTCGCCAGCGGCAACACGGATACTGACACGCTGTCCTTTGCAAGCGGGCTCGCTGGGCAGCAGCTCGCGGCTGAGCGGGCGGCGCTGAGCCCGTACTTCTCGCTGTATTCCGGCGGAATCGGCGGGCAGGCTGGCGTTCTCGGCACCCAGGCCGGCACCGCGACGGACTACTACACCAGCCGCGCGAATGTGTTCGACGACACGACGAAGAGCATCGTGGGCCTCGGCACTGAAGCACTGAAGGCAGGCGATGCAGCGAAGAACCAGAACCAGGCGAACATGCTGAATGTCGGGACCGGCATCGCGAAGCTCGCTCTTGGAGGACTAGCGGGCGGGCTGCCTGGCGGTGGCGGGATGGGCGCTGGCTTCCTGAAAGTACTCGGAGGCTGACGGATGGCGATTTTCCAGCCCCGCCCCCTGCATATCCCGAACCTGACGACGAACTACGCTGCCGAGAACAGCGCGTTCGCGAACCTGGGCCAGACGCTCGGGAACCTCATTCCCGATATGCGCAAGGAGCGCTTGCAGGCTCAGAAAGAGCAGGCTCTGTTGGGTCTGGGCGAGGACATCAAGGCCGGCAATTTCCAGGGGGCTGCTGCTAAGGCGCTAACGCTCGGAGAACTTGGGGCCGGCGCGACGCTTCTCACGCTCGGGCAGAAGGCCAAGGAGCGCGATTCCGAAGCGCAGTTCTTCAAGAATTTCGGCCTTGGAGGCGCTGCCGCCGCGCCGTCTACTTCCGGCGTGTCAACCTCATCTGCCTCGGCATCCGGCACGCCCCGCGGACTGCGAAATCTGAATCCTGGCAATATCGAGGACGGCGGCTTTGCGCAGTCGCAGCCCGGTTATGCGGGCAGCGATGGCCGTTTCGCCAAGTTTGACACGCTTGAAAACGGCGTCAACGCTCAAGGAAAGCTCCTCGAAACCTACAATCGGAAATACGGCATCAACACCGTGGCCGGCGTTGTAAATCGGTGGGCTCCTGAAGCAGAGAATGGCGCTGCTACCGGAAACTACGCTAGCTTCGTTGCCCGCAAGCTAGGCGTCGGCGCGAATGATCCTATAGACCTGACCAACCCCGAGACGCAGCGCCGCGTCGCGTTGGCAATGGCTGAGTTTGAGAATGGGCGTCCCGTCCAGCTTGGCAGTTCACCGCAGGTTGCAGCTACGCGCCCCGTTCCGCAGCAGCCCGTACAGGTCGCGGAGAACGAAGCCGATGTGCAGCGCCTTGAGCGGCAGCAGGAGGCGGAACAGCCCATCGCAGGAGACGACCCGACCAAGCTTCGCGCCGACGCCCAATACTACGCAAATACGAACCCGGAAGCTGCGCGGCAGCTTAATGCTCGCGCCGATGCGCTTGAACGCAGCCGAGGCGTTCAGGTCGCGCAGGCCCCCGCGCAGTCGGGAACGCCAATCGCGGACGCCCCGGCCCAAGGCGCCGCCCCTGCGCAGGGCTTCGTCATCCCCGGATCCGGCGAGGTTGTGTCTCAGGAGACGCTGGCGGGCAACCCACGCTTGCAGCAGATGATCAGGGCTTATGCAATTGCCCCGACAGATCGCGCCCGCTCGTTCGTCAAGCAGCAGATGGACCTTGAGCTTGCCGACATCAAGCAGCGGCAGGAACGCACGAGGCAGCAGGTTCGCCCGCTGACCGATCCGTCCGAGCGCGCCCGCTACGGCATCACCGAGGACGACAAGGCGCCGTATCAGATCGACGGGAACGGTCGGGTCACCGCGGTGGGCGGGAACCGCACAAACGTCAACATCGACCAGCGCGGCGAGACCGAGGAGGCAAAGGCTATCGGGCAGGCCGCTGGCAAGCGTGCTGGCGAGATGATGGCTGCCGCGTCTTCCGGCACGAAGCAGCTCCAGCGCATTGGCCAGCTTGAAGCCCTGCTCAAGAACGTCGAAAGCGGACGCCTACAGCCCGGCCGCATGAACATGGCGGCGCTCGGCAAGTCGGTCGGCGTCAATGAAGACTTCCTCAGGTCGATCGGCCTTGACCCTACCCACGTTGGCGACGCGCAGGCGATCAATGCCATTACAGGGCGGATGGTCGTTGACATGATCGGTTCCGGCGGGTTCCCGGCGAACAACTTCTCGGATGCTGACCGCGCCTTCATCACCGGGACTGTCCCCTCTCTCGCGAACGATCCTCGCGGCAACAAGATCATCATGGAGGCTGCCAAACGCACTGCGCAGATCGACATCGAGAAGGCCAAGGCCTGGCGCGAGTGGCGCAAGGACAACAAGGGCGGCTCGTTCGACGATTTCGAGGTGCAATGGGGTGAGAAGCTGGCCTCCCAGGATCGCTTTGCTGACCTCGCCAAGCAGGCCGAGGCCATTACGGGTCCGCAGCAGCCGGCGGTCGGCGGTTGGCAGGATCTCGGCGGCGGCATTCGCATCAGGCAGAAGCAGTAGCCATGGCGACCTTTGAGATCGAATCCGGCGGCAAGACCTATGAGATCGAGGCGCCCGATCAGAATGCGGCGGTCTCTGCCTTCCAGAAATTCAGCGCATCGCAACCGGAAACTCCATCTGTCGCTGAAGATGTGGCCAAATCTGGCGCTTCCGGCGTGGCGCGCGGCGCAATCGGCCTTGTCGGGCTTCCCGGCACGATTGCGCAGGGCGTGCGGCGCGGCGCTGATTTTCTGGCGGATCAGACCGTTGGGCGAGCCGTCAATTATGCCAAGACCGGCTCGTTCAGTGCTCCCGATCTCCCACCGTCCGATGAGTTGATCCGGAAAACGCCGCTCGCCGGGTATATTCCCGAGCCCGGACGCCTGATCTCTGGCGAGGCGCTGACAGATGCCGCCGCAACGGTTGTCCCCGGCATCAAGTATCAGCCTAAGACGGTTGCTGGAGAATATGCCCGTACAGTCGGTGAGTTCGCGCCCGGCATTCTGTCACCCGGAACCATGGCACAGAAGATCGTCGGAGGCGTTCTGGCGCCGGCCATCCTGTCGGAAACCGCTGGACAGGCAACCAAGGGAACATCGCTTGAGACGCCAGCGCGGATCATCGGCGCCCTGACCGGGGCCGTTGGTGGTACGCTGGCCACTCGTCCATCTACAGCACAGGCGGCCCTCTCGACCGGGATGCAGGGGGTAGACGACGCGACCATGGTCCGCGCAGGCCAGCTCATGAACGAGGCGCAGGCGCGCGGCGTTGCCTTGACGTGGCCCGAGGCCGTGGCGCAGGTCACGAACGGCGGTGCTCGCGGCATGACGAACATGCAGCGTGTGGTTGAGGGCTCGCAGGGCGGGCAGGACGTGATGGGCGGCTTCATGGCCCAGCGCCCGGCGCAGATAGAGTCTGCGGCTCGCAATGAGTTCGGGACCATCGCGCCCCAGTCTCAGGCTCCATCAACGCTGGGGCCGGCCATTGGGGCCGCAGCGGAAAGCCGGATCAGTGACGTACGCGGCGCAATCAATGCCGCGACCGACCCACTCTATACCGCTGCCGAAAAGGTCAGGCTATCGCCGCAGGACATGGCACGTGTCAGGGCTCTTCCGGGCTACAAGGAGGCAGCCGACACGGTCAGGAATACGCCGCAGCTTGCGCGTTATGTTCAAGGCCTCCCGGAAGACAGCGTTGGGTTTCTGAACGAGGTCAAGAAGCAGCTCGATGCGGCGGCTGAGGCCTCGGCCTCACCGCTCAATGTTCAGAAGAATATGCAGGTCTCGGCCGGCTATGGGCTCGATGCCGGCGCAGTACGTCAGGCCGCAGAAGCCGCTTCGCCGGAATATGCAAAGGCGCTAGCCGTCCAGCAGCAGGCGCGGCAGCAGTACCTTGAGCCCCTCTTGCAGGGTCCGCTTGGCCGCCTTGCCGACAAGAGCATCGAGACAAAGAAGGCCATTGGTGTTCTGTTCCCGACAAACCCGCTACCGGGTAGCGCGGGAGAGATTTCGGACACCGTCAGCGCGCTCGCGAGGAAGAACCCTACTGCGGCGCGGCAGCTTGTGCGCGCCCATGTCGAGAGCGTCTTCAATGAATCGACGCAGGCTCTCCAGAGCGGCGCTAACCAGTTCGGCGGAGCTGGCTTTGTCGCGACGCTCAAGGGAAACCCGCAGCAGGCGGAAAACCTGACTGCTGCCATCAGCGGCGTAGCGGGTAAGGATGCCGCCAAGGGCTTCGATACGTTTCTCGATGTTGTTGCCGCCACTGGGCAGCGCCAGCGCATCGGTTCTCAAACGGCATTCAATCAGGAAATGCAGGACGTGCTTCGACGCGGCGGGGCCATTGGGGAAGCTGCGAACACGATAGCGACCGGCGGCATCAAATTGCCGGGTCGGATCAAAGACGCATACGAACAATGGCGCCTTGGGCGAAATACCGAGCAGATCGCGCGCCTAATCACGGACCCGAATGCGCTTCCCATCTTCCGGCGCCTTGCCCAGGAGGCGCCCGGTTCCAGTAAGGCCCAAGCCATGGCGGCTCGTCTCACCGCCATGTCGGTTCAGGCCTCGCAGGCGGCGAACCGTCCAGTCCCATGACTGCGTTATGCACGCTGTCAGGAAAGCGCAGACCGCAACAGAAATCAGGAACTGGATGAAAAGTTCGCCGGGCGGCATCTCGGGATGGCGCTGCCAAACGCCATAGGTGAGCCACCCGATGAACAGCGCCTGCGCAATGTACCAGATGATTTTCATGCCGCTGGAATGTGCCTGATCCACGGCAGCTAGTCCACGGCTAGATCAGCCGAGAACCCGTCATTTCCTGCCAAGCCGCCCCTAACCGGGCGGCTTTTTTAATGGGGCCTGCCCATGGCTGCATATAGCTGGCCGCTGTCTCGACAGACGGCGCTCGACCTCAACGGCGACCTTGTTGCCGGCGCGAGGCTACAATTCTTCCTTGCGGGCACAACCACGCCGCTGGTCGCATATTCGGACAGCGCCTTGACCGCGCCGCTCCCGGCCTATCCCGATGCGATCGAGGCCGATGCAAGCGGGCGCTGGCCGCGCGTCTTCCTGCCCTACCAGGATTACAAGGAGGTCGTAGAGACCCCCGGCGGAACGCTCCTCTGGAACGACGACGGAATCGCGAACCCCGCTCCTGCTGCGTCGGGCGGTGGCGGGTCGGTCCCTGATAGCCAGCTCGTCAAGACCGGGTTCGTCAAGTGGGATTTTGGCTCTGGCGCTCTGGCAGATTTCGTCAGGCTCAATGCGCTTACCATCGGCAACGCGGGCTCCGGTGCTACCGAGCGAGCCAACGCCGATACCGAGGCGTTGTTCATCTATCTCTGGAACCGGCTCGACAACACGATGTGCCCGGTTTCCGGCGGGCGTGGGGCAAATGGCGCGGCCGACTATGCCGCCGGCAAGACGCTCCAGCTCCCCGACATGCGAGGGCGCGGGCCGCTTGGCGTGGCGTCCATGGGCGGATCGGCTAGCGGGCGATTGAACGGCGGCACGTTCAGCTACGGTCTTGTGGATCTGGTCGGGTCTGTCGGTGGCGTGTCCACGCACACGCTGTCCATCGCGGAAATGCCGTCGCACGACCATGCCGGGGCAACCGGCGGCCAGAGTGCAGACCACACGCACTCTGTCGACGACTTCACGGGCGTCACCGTCCAGAGCGGCACGGGTGCCGGCATCAACGTCCCATCCGGGGCGAAACAGACTGGCGGCGCTTCCAACAACCACACTCACCCGATTTCCGCGCAGGGCGGCGGCGGCTCCCACAACAACCTGGCGCCGTTCATGCTCGGCACCTGGTATGCAAAATTATAGGGGCCGCGATGATCACAATCAGCCCCTTCGAGGCGACATACAATTCCGAGACCTGGGCCGATCAGATCAACGTCATCGACAACGACACCGGAACGGCGTGGGATCTGACGGACATCCTCATTGAGATGGAAGTGCGCGATCAGCGCGGGTGCCGCAGGCTCTACGGCTCGACAGCCGATGGGCGACTGGTGGTTTCCGGCGATGGTTTCGAGTTCGATTTCCCGCCCGAGATGATGCGCAACCTGTGCGCCGGCTCCTACGTCGTCTTCATCCGCCTGACCGACAGCGCGACCAGCTATGTCGAAGTGTGGTCTGCGGCCCTTCCCGTCCTTGAAGGAGGCTACAACGGATGACCCGCCCTTCTCTCAGCCTGCGGATCATCCCGCGTTACCCGGCCCGTGTCCAAGGCACTGATGGCATCGGCGTTGTCCGAACGGGCGGTGCTGTCACGATCAAGCAAGACTGGTCGAACATCAATACTGACATCTTCCCGCCGACCCCGGCCGATTTCGAGATGCTGTTGCGTGAGATTGCCGCCGGGGCTTTCAGGCGTGTGTCGCTGTCGACTCTAGTAACAACGCTTTCCAATTTTGCCTCTCAGGCTGAAGCCGAAGCTGGAGTTATCAACGACAAGGGCATGACCCCGCTACGGACCAAGCAGGCCGTAGACGCCCAGCGGCCGGCCACAGCGGCGGGCCTGGCAATGCTTGCGTCATTGACGGCCGCTACTCAAACCGCGCTTCTGTCGAATTTCACAGGTGACAGCGGGTCGGGCGGGTTGAAGGGCCTCGTGCCTGCCCCAACCGCAGGCGACTCCGCGAGCAATTATGTTTTGCGGGCCAGCGGAACGTTCGGGCCGATCGTCCTACCTACCGGCGCCGTGCTCCAGACACTGTCGAAGGACTATACGGCTAATGCTGATTTGAGCACTACGATACCACTCGACGACACTGTCCCGCTCATCAGCGAGGGCACCGAAGTATGCTCTCAGGCAATCACACTGGCGGACGCCGCCAACAAGGTTCTGTTGAGTTTCGGATGCTTTGCCTCGTCGGCCGCATCTCAGGGCGTGTCGGCGGCGATATTTCGCGGGAGTACTTGCGTCGGCGCCAGCGTCATTTCACTCAACGCAACTACCGGGCAACTGGTCATATCGGGCGTGTTGGATGCGCCAGCGTCGGTAGGACCGCACACCTATTCCGTCCGCATCGGCCCTCAGACATCGGCCGTCAGGCTAAACGGCGGCACTTCCAGCCGGTTTTTCGGGGGCGCGGCAAAGGCGACGCTCACCCTGCACGAAATCAAGGGATAGCAGCATGGCTTACACGATCCTGTCGGCGGCCTACGCCAACCCGGAGAAGACGGCGGCGCTTATCATCACCAAGGAAGTGGCGGCAAAGGTGGTCTCTCTGGCCGACACGCCGGATATCTGGAGCGAAATGCTGGCGTGGGGAGAACCCGCCGAGTACGAGGCGCCCACTATGCCCGTCCCATCCTTCATCTCGGATCGGCAGTTCGCGCAATGCCTGGCCGCACGGGGCCTGATCACGGAGCAGGAGGCTGAGGATTGGGTCGGCCCTGGGACCGTCCCGCTCGCCATTCTATCGCTCGTCAATGCGTTGCCGGCCGCCGACAGGTTCGCTGCACGCATGTTGCTTCGCGGGGCTACAAGGTTTGAGCGCAGCCACCCGCTTGTCGAGCAGATCGGCAGCCTGATGACGCCGCCGTGGACGCTGGAACAGCTTGACGCCTTTTGGAAAGAAGCGGCTTCCCTCTAGAGCCCCCGCCGGGCGTGGAGGCGCTTCATAGCCTCAGTTTCGCTGACAACGCCTATTGCGACCAGCGAGACGAGGAGTGCCGTTGTGGCCGAGTAGAGCAGCCCCCGAGGCCTCTTGCCCCAGAGCCGGCGTAGCGGGTTGCGCGAGCGCGGCGGGGCTACGACATTTGGAACCGTGCCAAAGGTCACGTCCTGCGGGTCGGAGTTATCCGGGAAGCCGTCGTGTGTTTCGGAGATTGACGCAAGCCGCGATGTCGCCTGCACCTGAGCCATGGCCATCAGGCGGTGGAATGCCGGGCCAAGGTGGCCGCTCATCCCCGGCTGCATCATGGTGTCAAGGAGATAGCAGGCGGCCCCAGCCGTCATGTTCTGGCCAGTGTGGCGCGCCGCCATCTCGCAGATTTCAGCGACGCGCTTCATGCCGCCGCTTGATGTCTTGGTTTCCTCATACTCTCGGCTTTGCGCGAGGAACTCGTTGATCAGCACAGCCGGGTAGCGGTCGGCTATGCGGATCAGGATGTCCCAATCCATGCAGTAGTGCAGATCAGGATCGAGGCCACCAACGTCCACCCACGCGGCCCGGTTGAAGAAGGTCGCTGGCTGCAAGATGAAGTCAACGCCCTCACGGAGAGCACGGCGGTTCAACGCCACGCGGCGCCGGGCAAAGGGAATCTTCGCCCCGGTCTTTTCGTCAAGCCGAAACCCGTTCCCGATGTAGAGCCCGCAATGAGGGTGCTGCTCAAAAGCCCGCCCGACAGTCCACAGCGCCTCCGCGCAATAGATGTCATCTGAATTGAGCCACGCCACGATCTGCCCGGTGGCGCGCGCCACGCCCGCGTTGATCGCGGCGGACTGGCCCCCGTCAGCTTCGCTTTGCCAATATGTAATGGAGCCCGCATAGCGCTCGATAATCGAAACGCTTTCGTCGGTAGAGCCGCCGTCCATGACGATCAGCTCAAGGTTCGGGTAGCGCTGGCCGACGATGCTTTCGAGGCATTCGCCCAAGAACCGGCCCTGATTGAACGACGGGACGATGACGCTGATGCGCGGCGGTATCATTCGAGGCCCCATCCGAGCCGGTGAGTTGGATGCTCGGACAGTATCGCAACAATCCTCAACCTGCCAGCCGCCTCCGGGCGGCTTTTTCGTGCTCGGAGCATCCATGAATCTCGCGACGTTCTACGACGCGGTGCGCGCGCCCGTATTCGGGGGGAAACTCTCGCAAAGCCAAGTCGACGGCATGGGCTTTCTGCTGAGCGCCATGGAAAAGGCTCACTGGCCCATCGCGCACGCTGCCTATGGGCTTGCAACTGCTTTCCACGAAACAGCCCGCACGATGCTCCCGATCGCTGAATACGGGAAGGGCAAGGGAAAGGCTTACGGGGTTCCCGACAAGAAGACGGGGCAGACTTACTATGGACGGGGCTACGTCCAGCTCACCTGGCTCTTCAATTACGAGAAGGCGCAGGACGAGCTAGGCCAGCCACTCGTCTCCAATCCTGATCTCGCGATGCGTGCCGACATCGCTGCTGATGTCATGGTGCGCGGCATGCAGGAAGGCTGGTTCACCGGGAAGGCGAACCGGGCCTATCTCGACAAGGCGCCGCCCGATTACGTCAACGCCCGCCGCATCATCAACGGCACGGACAAGGCTGCGCTGATCGCCGGATATGCGACCAAGTTCGAGGCGGCTTTGAAGGCGTCCGGGTATGGCGCGCCTGTCCCAGCCAACACCCCCGACGCCGTCCCGGTCGAGGCCCTCCCGCAGGCGCTCCCAGAGCCACCTCCGGCAACTGTGCGCGTTGAGCCGATCCCCAATCCAAGCTTCCTGTCCCGATTCTTCTCCGCTCTCGCTCGTCGTCTGAAAGGTGCCGCATGAAGAAACATCCATCAGGGCGGCCCATCCGCGCCGTGGAGCGCCGCGATTATTCGATGATGGCCCGGCGCCGGGAAGGCTTTGTTTGCCCGCGCCTGAATGCAGCGGATCCCCCACGCCACGACACCCATGCTGTCGGGTTCATAGAACTGCCGACGCGCGACGATCTCTGGCACGTCACGGAGGCGAAGCGATGAACGACCTCATTCAAGCGCTGGTCAAAGCCGGCGCTCCCGTCCTCGGCACAGTCATCGGCGGCCCTGTCGGAACGCTCGCTGGTGCAGCCATAGGAGCCCTTGCAGAGGCGCTCGGCACTCCTGCTACCCCGGAAGCCGTAAAGGACGCTGTCGAGACGCCCTCGGGCGCTGCCATCGCCAAGCAGGTTGAGGCGGCCAAAGGTCCGGAATTCTATGCGCTTCTCTCCAAGGAAGCGGACAACTACCGCGCCATCATCGACCAAGAGGACAGCCATGGCTGGTTCTACTCAGCGTGGCGCCCGGCCGGCATGTGGCTTGTTCTCGCCATGTGGCCTTTCGCCGTGATCATGGCCCCGATCTTCAAGATCAACGTGCCGATGTCCGATCTCGTCGCGTTCACCGGCTTGTACCTGACGCTCTACATGGGCGGCCACACCGCGAAAAGCTGGTTCGATGCCCATTATGGGGCGCGGCGCTGAAACATCCTGCACACAAGATATAACAGGCGGCACGAAGGCGGCTCTTGCACAGTCGCCCCCGTGCCTGACCACGAGCACCAGACAGAGGCGCCCATGGCTGAGACCTATCAGATGCATGAACCTAACCTGACGCAAGGGGTACGCCCCTGATGCCTCCAGATCGCTTCTCTCAACTCTCGGAAGAGACCAAGGACTTCCTCGCCAATCTCAGGACTGAGGATGTCCATTTGCTGGAGGAGGGGATCAGCTTGGTCCGCTCGATCCGTACCGTGTCAGCCTTCGTGAAATGGCTTCTCGTCGGAACCTTCGGAACCATCGGCGGGACCTGGGCCGCCCTCAAGCTATTCGGCGAAATCCTCGCGTCAATCAAAGGTGCGAAATGACCCGACCACGCTTCCCAATTTCGGCTTGGCTGATACTGCTCGCGGCATGGGCTCTGAGCGCCGTGATGACGGCCTGCCTGATCAGGAATTGGGATTTCGTCGTGAGCGTCTGGAACAAGCTTTCACATTATTAGCTCTGCGGAGCTTTGCCAAATCCGCTGGTAACCCCTGCGGATATTCGAGTGGTTCCTGACCGCTCGGTTCCCTCCCTGATACCACTTGCGCCGCCAGTCCTTCGGGGCTGGCGGCTCTTTTTGCATTTCACCGCCAAGCCCCCGTCAGCCACCCATACACTCCGACGAACACGATGGCCATGAAGGCTATGGCGAGGGTGAAGCCGTTGGGGCGGATCATGGGGGGCCTGACAGCAATAGGCGAAAGCCTGACACAGCCCACCAGAGCGCCGGAAGCCACCAGAGCCAAACTACTTCCGGGTTGAAGATGGCTTGCGGCTTTCCGCCGACCGCTGTCTGAGCGCAGTCCAGAGCGACGATCAGGCAGGCGATGAAAGCCGTCACCCTCATCTACTCCCCCTGCGCCCTGATGGCTGCTGCGATGGCCCACGGCTCGACGTTCGGCCCAGTTGTCGGCGCCTGTCGATGCTCATGCATTGTGAACTCGACCTTGCCCTTGCCTGTTAGCCAGAACGCCTCCTGCGACTGATCCGGGCGCGTCAGGATCACGAACCATTCTCCCTTGTTCATGCGCTCGATATGGCAGAGGACTCCGTTGCCGAAAATCTCGTCGACGCCGCCCTTGTCGTCCAGCCGGATATCAATCGATCCGTCGACCGCGTTGGCCCTTCCACTCGCGAGCGCGGCTTCTGCGGCTAGGGCGCGGGCTTCGGATGTCCGGGCGGCCTCCTGCCAGCACGCGAGGCTGATGGCCCCGGTATCCCTCTCCTCGGCTAGTTCGCGCTCGGCCCGCTCCTTCTCCGCCAGGATCGGGGCGAAGAGGGCGAGCACGGCGCGGGCGGCTTCGTTTGCGCCGTGGAATGTTGGGATGTACCGCTGGATTTCGTCCGCGATGGCGTCGGCGCTCGGCATCCCGGCGGGGGGTGGGGATGACGCTTCCATGTCTGCAAGGGCAGAGTGCTTCACGGCTTCGAAATCGCTGCTCATCCTTCGCGCTCCCCCGCCGCAGAGAGCATGGCGCGGACCTTTTCTAGGCAGGCGTCGCGTTGCTCTGGTGCTGCGTACTCGGCGCGCCCCTCGATCTCGGCAAGCGCCCATGTCAGCGCATCCCGCCACCCCTCAACAGCGCCGGTAGAGCCGGGGCAGGCGGCTTGCAGGAACGGCATGAGGGCTTCCGCCAGCGCTCCGGCTCCTAGGCTGTGGTTGCCGTCAACGCGGCGGATTTCCTGCGCCAGGGCGTCAATCGTCAGCTTCTCACCCATCCCGCTCTCCTGTGCGTGCTTGGCTAAGGGCGAGGCGGCAGGGTCTTGGCGTGTACGGACCATATTCGGCCGTCATGTCGGCTTCCCATTTCGCCTGTGTCCGTTCGGCGTCTCGCACGCTCTCCTGGTAGCAAGGCCAGCAATAATCTGGCGCGTACCGGGGCCGCAGGAACCCGTGGGCGTGACAGACTTTGCAAGCGGCGCCGTCATAATAACCATGCGGCCAATCTCGTTTCGTCAGCCTACTCATCCCCGGAGCCCTCCTTCGGCATGGGGGTGGGGGATTTTGAATTGGCATCCGCGAGGTTCGGGAGGTCGCATTGCAATGTTTCGGCCATGGCGCCCGCCTTCAATGAAACGAAACGGCGCCGCCATTGGCAGCCATGGTGAAAGCCTTCTGCCAATCCTGGTAGAGCTTGTAGAACGGCTCATCCTCTTGGGTCTTCGCGGCCTCATCGAACGCGGCGAAGTCGGCAGCGAGTTTTTTGCTGATGGCCGTCCCGATGACGCCTTCGCAGTCCGAGAAGTGGATAAGCTCCGCGAACGGGCCTTGCGCACCGTTCCAGCAGGCCACGCAATGACTCGGCCAGTCTTTGCCGTATTGCTCGTAGGTGCCCTCGGGATAGCCGGCCAACTTCGCGAGCCGGTCGCGCCACATGTTGTACCCGCCATAGGAGCCCGCTCGAAAGCCATGGCTTCCCACTGCCTTGTAGACCCCGTGGTCTTCCACATCGTCAGCGCGACCTGGGAAATCAGGATTGATGTGCGCCACGAAGTCGTAGTCGTCGTAATCGACGGTTTCGAGCTTCTGGTTATAGACCTCGCCGTCGATGTATTTCACTTCGTCGATCTTGGTCAGGCTTTCATATGCGGTGATATCGAGGCCCATCAGTAGTTCTCCTGATCTTGGGGTGGATTTACAGAACCGCTGCTAGGTTCTGGCCGGACACTCGCGGATGCCAACATCAGGTCCCCTCATCCCTTCCTCCCCTCGGTCGCTGGCGCTAGGGCGGCGGCTTTTGCATCCGACTCTGCCGCGTCGTTGTGGAACTGGCCCGCCACCCATCGTTCGGCAAGCTCTTCGAGAGTGTAGGACCAATTGCCGTCCCAACGCTGCCGAGCAAGGTGGATCAGATAAGGCAGTGCTCGCACGCTCTCCACCGTGGCGGGCGTGGGATGCGCGTAGAGGTAGGCGTCGAATGGCGTGACGCAGTCGGTGCCGTCTTTTGGGTCGTTCTCGTTAAGCCAATCTCGCCGCCACTGATCAA